GTCGTCAGCCTTCTCTTTTACACCAACTGGAGGAATAAATCCACCTGTTTCTCTAAGATCTAACTCAGTGATTCCTGCTGGATTTTGGTTCAAAGGTAGGCCCATGACGCCTGCTGCCTGTATTGCGTTGTCTTCTGCTGAGTCTCCTCTAGCATAACCTATTCTACCACCTTCTGCAGCAAATATAGGAGAATCTTGATCTGCTTCAACCATATCATATATGCTTCTAATTTGTTCCTCAGTTAAATTTTTTAAAGAAGGACTTCCAAAGTCCATAACATCCTCAACAGATACTCCAATCTCTTTTCCTGTATCGTCTGTTAGTCTTTTTAAATTTTGTATACTTTTTATGGCTCTTTCAACTTCAGGTTTAGGATAATCTAATTTTGTTTTACCAAACATTTCAGTTCCTAATTTAAATTTTTTCTTTTCTGTAGGTAAATCAAGTGTCTTTGCAATGTTACTCATTACTGTTGGATCCGTTAAATCTGGCACAGATGTTAGTATGTCTCCTGTTCCTATTCCTTTTGCCACTGTATCGTCAGCTATAGTAAATAATTCTTTTTCTTTACCTTTTTGTTTTCTAGCTTTTTCAATTAATTCTTGATCAGTGGGCTCATCAGCTGCTACTGGAGTGAAAAAAGGATTAGGTAGATTACTAAAATAATCTCCAACCGTTGCTAAAATTCCTCTGTCATCAGACTTATCAGGTGTTGGAATATTAACTTTTGGTTTTCTTGCTAATACACTTGGTGGCGGAGTTGAAGGCCCTGAATCATCGGGTCTTGCAGCCTCTTTTCTAGATATGTCTCTATCTCTTTGTGCTTGTTTTTCTGATTGTTGAAAATTACCACCAAGAAAAAAACCAATACGTCCACCATCTGACATGTATTCTACCATGTTAGATTCTACTAATTGATTTATTCTAGCTTCGTATTCTTCATCCTCTTCGTTATCTCTTTGTGGATTTAAATTTGTAAAATATTCTCTTAAATAACTTCTTATTGCAGATGGATTACTACCAATTGATCCTACTTCTGGTTGAGGCATGCCTCCAGTTAAAGCGGATAAACCAAGTGCTCCAACAGCTTTACCCAAGAATGGCATATTTTTTATATTAGATAATATATTACCTGCTTTAAAACCTGTGCCAGCTATTCCTGGTAAACTTTTACCAAAGAATGTACCACCACCTAAACCATATAATGCACCAGCTGTAAGAGCCATTTTACCTGCATCAGATTTGATAAAACTACCAATACCTTTAGCGACACCTTTGATAGCTTTCTTAAGACCACCTAAAAATGCTTCTTCTCTTGGCACGATATTCATAATACCACCGCCCATACGTAATTGTCTTTCCATCATTCCTCTAGATATTGGCATAATTAATAAAGTTTATATAAAAAACTCTCCTTTTACAACTTAGAATCTCCGCCCAAAGGCAGGTGTTCTACTGTTAATTTTACACTTCTAGAGATATCTTCTCTTTTAGTGTCTGTTCCAGGGTTATCTACATCTGCATCTGCTTCTGCATCTGACATGTATTCTTGACCCGTCTTTAAATTTTTTAAAGTAATCTCACACTCTGGTGTAATAACCACAGTGGGTTTACCGTTTATCTCTCTTATTTCTTTTTTAGCTTTTGTTTCTATGAATGGCATTAGTCTCTATTTATCTCCAGTATTGATGCAATAACATGTAATTCATTTGCATCTGATGCTTGTGCTTTTAATATTTCATTCTCTTCTAAAACAAGAGGATGAGTTAACAATTCAGTTGTTGCTTTTGATGCTATAGCTTTGTCTTTAAACAAATTAAATACTGCAGATGCAGCATTTGTTATTGTAAAAGTTACATCACATCCTGATCCAGCGTCTTCTGATACCAATAAACTTTTGATTATAGCTCTAGAATCTGCCGGTGTTGTATATATTGTAGTGTTATCTGTAGTAGTTAAATCTACTAATTCGTTTTTGTATATATTAGCCACTTATAAACCAAGAAAATCTTTCTTGCTCCTGTTTTGTTTCATTTAAATATGTAGAATTTAATTGTTCTACTACTAAAGAAATAGTTCTATTTATTTGTTTCTGGTTAGAAACATTATATTCTTCTTTTGGTTCTGGTATTCTAACATTAATCTTTGCCATACTTACCTACTAAATAACAAATCGGTTCTAATACTTTTCTGTATATTCTACCTAACAAGTGAACCTTGTTTCTTGATTCCTGTCGTATGTCTATTGTTCTATGAACTGCAATGTGTTCCAATATTTTTTTAAGAATATAATTTTTCTTAGATAGTTTTACTAATGGTAAAAATATTTTGTGATAACCTTTTTGATGTTCAGGTTTTAAATTATCTTTAGCGTATTTAATCCATATTTTATTTCTAAATGATCCAAAGCCGTATGTTTCGTTCATCATAGTACAAACAATTTTAGTGCTTCCTCTTTCATTACTACTTCCATCATTTGCACCTTGTCCACCTCTTCTAGAAGAAGGTTTAGTAGGTTGAACTTGATAATTAAAAGTTTCTTTTATTTTATCTGATCTTGCTTTTGTTTTAGGACTAAAATCTCTACCGCCTCCCATTCCTCCAGATCCAATAGAACCTAAACCAGAAGATTGTTTTCTTATTATTTCTTGAGCTTTTCTTCTATTATCTATTTCTCTTTGACCAGCTGCCTCATTCTGCGCCGCAACTTTTTGAATATTAGAAAGTTGTCCAAACTCTCCAAAACCACCTTGATCTACAAAACCCCCACCTGGTTGAAATTGTGCACCTGGTAGACCTATGGTGCTTTTGAAAGCATCATCGGCGGTTATGCCAAAATCATCATCTTCTGTAGATACAATTGTGTCTCGTTTTGTTTTTCCACCAACAATATCAGGTACAGCTGACGAAGATACAATACCAAAATCATCTAATATATCTACGTTATCTTTTTGTGCCTGTAATGCATTTTCTATAAGATCTACTTCTTTAATAAAATCAGAAGGTATTATTTCAGTTTGTGAGCCACCAGGCCCTGTTACTTTTTTATCTCCTATAAATTTTTTACCATAATCACTTACAGCTTTTATTTGTTTAATTAAATTTGTAGTTTGATTAGTGCCTGGCATAATAGCCTTGGCATTAACAGCAGCCATCTGCTCTGCTGACAAAGTGCCATCAATAATACCTTGTATTTCAGTTCTACTTAAATCATATTTTTCACGTAATGTATCAGCTATATTACCGACTCTTTTATCAATCGTATCTTGAGTTATCATGTTGGCATTATATCCAGCCATTACATTTTCTACTGTATTATAATCTTGTGTTGGATTTGCAACTATTCTACCTATATCATCTGTAAATACATTTTCTTTTCTTAATTGATTTTCTAATATTGCTCTTCTGTTAACAGGAAGAAGATCTTGTAAAGCTTGTAATCCTTTGCCCATCATGCCAGGAACAACATCACCTATTCTAGAAAATGGATTTAATACTTGTTTTCTTGTAGCACTAAAAGCACTCATTGGACCATCATCACGTCCAAGAAATATATTCGGTATTCCAGGTGTGGTAGTTACATTATCATCATCGTCATCATCATCTACAGGTGGTTGATTTCCACCACCACTAGATGTGCTATATTTAAAAGTCTCTGGTAGATTTCTTCTATTTAAATAATCCTGTACTAATTCAAATAAAGTTTTTGCCATTATCTTCTTCCATCCGGTTGTATATCTAGCTTAAATGTTCCAAATCTCCATTCTTCGCCATTAGAATCGTTTTCTATCTTGAAGTTAACGAAACGACCCCTTGCTCTTGTATCCTTTTTATCAGTAGATGAGTCTATTGTAAAGGGACTCAAACTAGTGCTTGTATCTGATTGCTGCGGATACCTTTTCACAGCCAACGTAACTTTAGCATTACCAGCCAAAGTTTTAAAATCAGGAACAAAACGCCTTACAGCTAAGAAAATCTCACCTGCAATGCTTGGTCCTGACGATCTCCCCCTTGCATCTCTTTGTCTTTGTTGTAGGTCAAAATCAAAAGATTTGATAAAAGATGGCACTATTGTTGTTGAACCGTCTTCATTAACTTGATCTGTTCCTATCTCATGTTCAAAATATTTTGTCTGTCCTAAACCATCTTGACCTATAACAGCAGGAAAAGTTCCATCGTCTGTGCTACTATATTTTGTAGCATAAGGTGCCGGATATATAGTTCCATCCATCCAACTGGTTCTAGCTTCTGTGCCTGTATACCAACAGTTTTCACCATAGTTAAACACCACATACTTATTATTAAAATCAGAGCTTGATGATGGATAATACCAAGTTACTTCTGTAAATAAATTATTTAAACCAGCAGCAACTTGTTGTCCTTTTGTTGTATCAAAATCATTAAATACAAAATCTTCTACACTGCAAGGCAATGATTTAACTGTACCATCAAATAAAAAGAAACCATTTGGTGATAACCAAAATGCTGATCCATCTATTTCTACAGCTGCATTTTTACCTATCAATCCACAGTTTGTACCAACCTGTTCAAAACCAAACGTAAAGGGAGATCCAATAAATTTCATGGTATATAATGCATTGTCTGTCCATATTAGAATTGTTTCTTTTGCTTTTAATGCTCCAACTATTTTAGTTCCATCTTGTAGTCTTTGTGAACCTGCTGCATTTATAGAAGTTGCAATATATGTATTTATATCTTCTTGATCAGAAAATCTTATAAACATATCATCTTGTGTAGTTGTATCACCAATAGTTGTTTCTGTTCCAAGATGTATTAAGTGTCTAGTTGTTGGTGATATTAGTGTGACTCTTGATGCAGTAGGATTACTCCCTGTTGCAAAACCAGATGTTGTAGTTGATGCTCTGTTTAATAAAGGTGTTGCAGCTCCTGCGTTCCATGTAAATGTTTTACCGTTTGCAATAGTTGCTATAAGAACTTGTCCAAAATTATCTAGGCTCCAGAGGCCTGGTTCTAGCACTACTGTTGATGCATTTACTGCACTACCAAATCCAGAAAAATTTGTAGCATTTGTAACTGTTGCACCACTACTATGTGCTTGTCCATTTGATGTACCAGCTGTTGCTGTACCATTTGTACCTCTGGTAATACCAGTTAAATCGTTAGAACTTATTCCCGTATAAGTTATTAACTCATTGCCTACAGCTATAGTCCCACCACCTGTTGGAAAACCTGTAACTGATGTTAAAGTTATCGCTGTACCAGATCCTCCTGTACCAGCAGTATCTGCAAGTAACGCTCCATTTAAAGTTGTTGTTGCAACTCCAGATACGTTTCCACCATAGTTGCCAATACCAAAACCATATCCATAAGACTGAGCTGCAGGACCAACTTTTTCATATGGTATAACACTACAAGATCCACCACCCGCTGCACCGGTTGTGGTCTGTGATCCTGTTACGATAGCAATCAAAGATGATGTTACTCTTGTTACTTGAAATAATTTATCTTCAAAAGCAGCATCAGTTAGACCAATACCACTTGGAACTGTTACACTATCTAATAAAATAATATCACCTGATTCTAAATTATGAGCTGAAGAAAATGTTAAAGATACTTCTTGTGTTGCATCTTGAGCAGACATAACAACAGAACTAATCGTAGCTTTTACTGGTGTAACATCATGAAGTTGTCCTTCAAAATATATAAGTAAAAATTTATCAGAACCTAGTGCAACGTATCTGTTACCATCTAAATCAACAAAAGAATGTTGTTTTCTAACTACACCAACTATTGAATCTGAAACTAAAGAAGACCAGCCACCAACTTTTTCTGGTAGACCATATCTAAATCTAACATTATCAGAATCTATCCAACGATTTTCTGCACCTGCTGAAGTATTTTGTTTGTCTATTCCAGGTCTAAATTTAAACTCAACTAGAGCCATGTGATTGCTCCTATTGATTAGTTGACTTCAATACCCAGCCAACAGTTACATTAGCATAAACAAGAGTTGATGCTTGACCATTAACATTTAAAACTAAGTTAGAAGTTCCCGCATTTATTTTGTGACTATTTCTATTTATCGTAAGATTGTTTGATGCAAAAAAGTTACCACCGTCTATTATAGTAAGCTCATCCCCGGTAGCAGCTGCTGCTGGCAGAGTTATTGTTATAGGGTTAGTGTTCGTAATTGCAAAAATTTGTTCTCCGGCTACAGCTGTGTAAGCAGTTACACTTGAAGAGTTTACTGTTAAATATCCTTTATCCAGTAAACCTAAATTTACATTTGTAGCATCTGAATATACTAATACTTTTGATCCTGAAGGAACTGTAACTCCTGTCCCTGAAACAGTTTTGATAGTTAATGTTTTTATAGTTCCAGAACTTTCTCTTGTTGTTGCATCTTCAAACACCATAACTCTTTCTGCACTATCAGGAACTGTTACAGTTCTGTTTGCAGTTAAAGTTCCAGTAAGTTTAAAGTAAATATTTTTACCATTTGATGTTGCACCATTGTCTAAAGCTAATGCTACATCACCGCTACCAACAGCCAATGATAAATATCCTGTAGATAATTGTTCTAATATTTGTAAATTAGTATTAGTTATATTACCCCAAAGACCGGCCTTTTCACCAGTGGTAATTAATTCTAATTTTGAATTTGTTGAAAAACTTGATGCCATATTAAATCGGGTCTATTTCTACCCAAACACTATTTGTATTTGGATCTATTTCACTCCATGTTATTGCCGTTGCATCCTTAACTGTTATGGTCAAAGGTGTTGCATCAGGCGTTACATTTGCCTTACCAATCAGTGTAACACTTCCTGTGCTTAACGTCAATTGGTTTCCAGTTACTGTTGCGTTAGCAGCTGCATTAATTACTACGCCTCCTGTAGCTAAAGTTAATCCGCTTCCTGCAACAGTTACATTAGCTGCAGCATTAATTACTACATTACCTGTAGCTGCTGTTAAAGGATTTCCTGTTACATTAACAAGAGCTCCTGCTAATGATGTAGCTGATCCTATGGATAAAGTTAAAGGATTACCTGTTACAACTACAGAAACATTAGGATCAAATATGCTACTTGATATTGGTAGCTCGGATATAGCACTAAGACCGAGCATTTATTACGCTCCTTTAGGATACTTAGTTTTTACAGCTTGTCTATCTTCTTGAAGTTTAGTTAAAGTATCACCACCGTCTAACAAAGCATGAACACATTCTTCAACAGAAGGATACTCAGCTTGTCTATTTCTTTTCCATTCTTCCGCATCGTATTCAGCTTGAACTTCAGCTAGTTTTGCTTCTATATCAGATTTAGAAATTGGCGTAGTATTATCATGCCAAGTTATTTTATCTGTGTCATTATCTATTACTGTAAACGTAGCATTAGGATTAATTTTATGTATGGCTATATGTATAAGATTATGTATCATGCTGCTACCTCAAATAGTGTTATAAAAGATGGAACTGCAACATCACCTGATGTATTTCTTGCAGGTTTATTTATAAAAATTGTATAAGTAGTTGATAAAACTTCCATTTGTATTTTATACGTAGTTGCACTTGTTGTTGATGGAGTATCTAATACAAATCCACCTGTTGTATTCAACCAATAGTTATTTGTGTTTGCCATAGTTCCTAAAGGAAAAGTTGCAGTTGATGATGATGCTGCTGTACTTACTCCTATGTCTGTGCTACCTCTTACTAAATAACCTTTAAAACCTTCACCAGCTGCGTTATTAAAATTTATAGATGAATGAACAAGAACTTTATTAGAAGATGAACTTGGTGTTATACTTGCACTTAATCCAGTTACATCATATCTAGTGCCGACATTACAAGATTGAGATATAACACTGTCTATTTTAGTTTGAACAACTTGTAAAATTTTACCTGGTGCAAAGCTAGTTGCACCTGTACCACCATTAGCTGCTGGCAAAGTTCCTGTAACATTGCTTGCTAAGTTTAATAATTGATTTGGTCCTATTCTAGTTAATGCCATAATTTATTCTCCAAATATTTCTTTTATTTTATTTTCTACTTCTTCTTTAGTGGGTTTAGTTATTGATTCATCTAAAACAATTATAT